CGCCCAGAGGCAGCTGAGTCGATAGCTGCTCCAGCTCGCCACGGAACTCGGGCATTTGCTGTGTGGTCTGCCAGTTCATGAACTCAGACTTGCGGCTGGCCTTTTCCAGCTTCTCAGGGTCCACGGTGCCTAAAACCTTGGACTTAACAGGACCACCAGGCGGGAAAATCTCCTTCATGAAGCGGGCGCTGAAGTCCACGCACGCCTCGATCAGCATGGGGTGAACGACCTTGTTGGCACCGGCAAACTGCGCGCCGCCTGGCGCATCGTCGCCCAGGCCCGTGCGGCGCAGGCCCTCCTCGTAGAGCTTGTCGCGCTTCTCGCGTGCGTCTTTGTCTTTGGAGATTTTGTCCAGCAGCTCGGTTACTGCGTCGTCGAGCAGGTCCTGCGGGACCTCGTCAGAGATGTCGGCAAAGTGGCTGCGCTTCTCGGCGGCATCCTCTTCGTTGCGCAGGCGGATGACTGCGCCGCCGTCCTCAGTGTCCTCGACGTCCAGGTTGTCGGTGTCGAAGGCGACAAGTTCGCCCTTCTCGTCGTCGTCTTGACGGTCGTTTTCTGTCAGGTCGTTGTCAGCCATGTTTTTCAGCCTGCGTTAAGTGCGTGGAGTTCTCCCACGATGGCGTCGATTCTAGCCGGGTCGAAGTCGTCTGTGGGGAAATTCGCACCAGTGACCGCGCCGCCCTCGGCGTAGCGTTGATGCAGATCCGGCAGCGTGCGGGCCGCGCCGCCAGTCTGGTACCCGCGCACCGCGCCGCCACGGGCGAAGCCTTCTTCTTTGGAAATTGGCTTGATGGACTGCGGTTCCCCCATAGCTCCGGTGATGAAGTTGTTTTGTTTTGTTGGGCTGTCAGGAAAGTACTGCTTTGCCGCGTCTTGCAAGTTTATCCACTCGCCTTCATCAGTGCGGTACAAGAACTCGGACGGCGTGCGGTACTCGTTGCCAAATTTCACTAACCCCGTGTTTTGCAGGTCCCCCACCTTGCCAAAGTTCCCCGACCGCACGAAGTCCTGCACGGCGGGCAGGTAGTCATCCTTCGGGGCCTTGTTGCCCTTGCCTTTGATCTGGACGATGTCTTGGCGCATAAAGTCGCCACTGCCCATGATTTCAGCAACCCGGTTAAAAGTCTCCATTCCTTTTTCTGGCAGGCCTTCGCTTATGGCCATTTTAATTGCCTCCTCGGCTGTGATGTTTCGAGGTGCAACCTCAATCGTCACATGCGGCCGCCCCCTGTCGTCGCGCAGGCTGAAAATCTTGGACCGGCCTTCAACCACGTCCGGGCAGTAGCCGCCGACGCAGTGGCCCATGGTCTCGCCTTCGTACTTGAGGGCGTCCTCGAGGGTTTTGATTCGGCCTTCTCTAAATTCCTCAACGGCTTTTTGCCATTCTTTTGGTTCGAGATGCTGAATAGACTCCTCGAACTTATCACCATCCGGCGCGCGCAGCTCCACCCACTTCATGCCCTGCTCGGGGTACTCCTTGACCACCTGCGTGGCAGCGTTGCCAGCTCGCGCCATGTCGGCCTCAGCCTTTTGCACCGAGCGCCAGGCGTTGATCTCGTCCACGCGCTTGGCCACCTGAGGCACAGACATCTTGTCCAGGTCCGAGTACTTCAAAAGCAGCTCGCGCGGCAGGCCTGATTCGGGGTTCAGCGCGTTGCGCAGCTCGTCTGTCAGGTGGGCAAAGCCGAGGTCTTCATCCGCGCCGCGCAGCATGTCGTAGACGCGAGTCTCGGGTGGAACCTTAAGCAGCCATGGGTTATCTTTGACAACTTCCGGATAAGCGGACGTCAAATCAAATGCCTCCAATTCATTGACAAAAGTGTCGGCCCGGTCCTCCCATTTCTTGGCCAAGTCAGAAACGCCCATGCCCTCTTCGGGAAAACCTGCCTCCCGTCTAGCGCGTGTGACGTTGTACCCGGTTGGCTGGACTTCGGCATGAATTCCCATCTGCGCATCAATGAAATCCCGCTCGCGCTCCAGCTCACGGATGCGAGCCTGCGAGCTGGTCATCATCTCGGGCGTGAAGCCGCGCGCCTGGCGTGCGGCCTCCATATCGGCACGAGCTTTGGCAAGTTGGGCGTCCTTGACAGCCAGCTGCTCGGCCTTGATCGCGGGGAACGCGTCGGCCTGCAGGCGCAGCGGGTCCTCTGGTGTGGCCATCTCGTTGCGGATGTACTTGGCCAGCTTGGTCTCGATCCAGCGGTTCATGGCCGCCTCTGGAAGTTGACGCGCACGCACGCTTTCGGAAACGTCGACGCCCGCACGATCGGCCAAGTTTTGGAGACCGGTTTCGTTCAGCACAGTTTGCCGCATCGGCTCCACCGCCCGCTCAACGCTCCCGGCCAGCCAGTTGCCACCCTTGGGCTTCACAACGTTGACGGGTGATCCGGCCAAAAGAAAGTCCCGCCCAGCGCGCGACACCGCCGACGGCAGCGCAGCAACGGCGCGCAACGGAGAGCCGGGGCCGGTGTAAAAACCGCCGCCAAGCTGGCCCGCCGTGGTGAATGCCCGGCCCGTGGGCGTCTGGTTCAGCTCGCGCATGGGCAGGCGCTTCTCGATGTCCTCGCTGGTGGGCAGCACCGTCTGCTCGGACAGGCCGGGCAGCATGCGAATCAGCGACTCGATGTCGCCTGGCGCACCTAGCACGCCGGACACCATGCCGCGCAGGGCGGACAAGGGCGCGTCGGCCGCAGCACGGCGATCTTGCTGGGACTCGGGGCGGCGACCAGCGGAGCGGTAGCCGATAAATGGGCGGGTCAGATCATCAGCCATGGCAGCTGCACTCCTTGATTTTGTTGAGGGGGCTGCGCACCGCGCCGCCTTGTTTGAATTCCGGTTTTTTCCCAGTGATCTTGTAGCGCATGACCGACGGGTCCTTGATCAAGATGTTGTTCCCCATCAAATATTTGTCCGGGTCAAGACCTTGCAATTGATCGAAGCCTGCGCGACCTGGTAGTGGTGCCTCACCTCGCTCAAGCTCAAAAATACGTCGTAGAAAACTCTCAGACGTCACCCCGCCGCCAGGGTCAAGTATGTTTTTGACCAAGACTGATCGAATCTTTGGGTCACGCAGCGCTTCGTCGTACTCTGGCCGAGCAATGTTTCTTTGAGCGGGATAAAACCACTCGTGCCAAGGCATGCCGCGCGCGTCAAACACAACGCCCGGTGCCTCGTTCAACGTCATGGGCACCATGACACCGCCGCGATGCGAGTAAGTTTCAGCAACCAGTGGGTTGTCGCTGGACCAAGCAAAGCCTCGGGTGTTGGCTTGCGTGCCTGGCGCTATGCCAAAAGACTTTCTCTCCTTGGCGTGAAGTCCAGAAATTGATTCGAGGTTGTTCTCAGCAACTCTTGGAATGCCCCGGTAGTAAGTTGTCCCAACGTCTGCCGCCGTCTCTGCTGAGCGGCCAGAAAGAAGCAAATCGCGAAGTTTTGCAAGGACTGAAACTTTGGACATGGCTTACCACTTCGTTTTGTTGGCCCAATAAGCCGCGCTCGACGGCCCCTTGGCGATGTTTTTGGCGTGACGCGCTTTGAAGCTGTCGCGCTTGGCGGTCGTGGCCGCTGACTCGCCAGCTTTGGGCTTGCCCGCCGTCTTGGCTCCCTGCTCGCCAAAACGGATCACCTTCTCGGTGCCGTCAAAGCAGGCCTTGACCACGTGCGACTTCTTGGGGTGGTCCGGTGTGCGCTTGGGTTTGTTGCAGTCCATGTCGGACTTCTTGACTGGCTTGGTCATTTTGACTTCCTTGCCGCGCGCATGTTATCGACCATGTTGGGGTAAGGACGCCCAGCGTTCTCGGCCATGCGTTTGGCGCTGGTCTTGGCCGCTGGTGAAAGGGCCTTGGGCTTGCCCAGGTCTTTGGGCCGGGACTTTTCCCAGATCGGTTTGGCTTTAGGCGGCATAAGGGTTCACCTTCTCCTTGCTTGCAAGTCTGTGCTCGTCCACGTCCCGCGCTTGCGGCAACTCGAACCAGCCGTCGTTTTTCAGGAAGATGACCGCCTGCGTGAGTGTGTCCACGTAATCGTCATGCTCCGCGACTGGGAACTTTGCCACCTGGTTCATGAAGGACTGTGCCCAGCTCACCGGCTGGCCGGGGTTCTTTCCAGACTCCGGGACCCACAGCAATCCAAGCTCCAACGTCGGCGCGGCTTGGTGCGCCCTCGACACCTTGTCCGCTTGTCCGGGATTGTAGCCAACGGCCGGAACTTTGGCCAACCGTAAGTCCTGCAGCAAAGATTGGCCGCTGGCCTTGGCCTCAACCAAGATCCTGTCCGGACGCCTGCCCTTGGTCGGCATCCCAGCCTTGGCGTTGTTGTCGGCCCCGTACTCGGTGGTCCAGTCCTTGATGACCCTGGCGCGCAAATCCGGGTAGCCCAAGTGCTCGTCCCAAGCGTCCAGCAGCATGGCGTTGCGCATGCCCCGGTGCGAAAACAATCCCCAAACCGTGCACGTCGATGGGTCGCCCGTGGTCTGCTCGGTAAACGCCGTGTCGTAGGACTGGAGGATGTACTCAAACTGCGGCAGCCGCTGTACGTGCGGCCAAAGCTGAAAGTGTTTGGTGGCCAAAATGCCGCCCTCGGCAGGCGACGGGTCCTGTTGAAGTTGGCCCGACGCGCCGTAGGTGCCCAGCAGTTGCTTGAGCTTGGTGATCTCCTCGACGCCAAAACGCTCGGGGCAGATCAGCTCGCCCTTGACCGTGCGGGGATCGTAGGGGCCAAGAACTGTCCGGCGCTTCTTACCGTCCCACTCGGCGGGAATGCAAACGTGCTCCCAGCCGCCGATG